GTGATAGATATTCATTTAAAAGGCAAAACTGCAACAACCCAAGCCTCTAATAGAATTGGGCATTATATGAAACAAGGTTATATCATATCTCAACTATAAAAAATAGTTCTTGACAAATTGGTAAATTCAGAGTATAATAATGATATTATTCAACTGGCAAAAAGTCTTTACAGAGGCAGAGGGAAACCCCTATAACTGCTATCAAATTATAAAGATGCTTACATATAAAGAAGTCCCGAAGAATAGATACGACCCTATATTTAAATATAGCAACATAAATTTTACGGGAGAAAGTTTTTTATTAAATCCAGATGTACTACTTTATTATGCCTTTAGATACTCTATGAAGGAAGTAGCAACATATATAAGCATAGCATCTATACGAAGTATTGCTGATTATATTTCTACAAATAAAGTTTCACTAGATAGAATAAAAGTACCTTCCGATACCGTTATACAAAACATATTAACAGAAAACAGGCTACTTACATTAGATGAAGATAATATCTATTTTCGCTATGAAGAAGTCCCTAAGGAGAAGCATTAATGGCTATATCATTTAACAAACAGAAAGGCGGTGCAATTAAATCATCTATTGATACTTTTGTGTATCGAGATGGAGATAATAAAGTACGTATCGTTGGCGATATTCTTGCTAGATATGTATATTGGATTGAGGGAGATAATAAGAAAAATATTCCTTTTGAATGTTTATCTTTTGATCGAAACCTCGAACGATTTACTAATAAAGAAAAAGATTGGGTTCGTGAGTATTACCCTGACTTGAAATGTGGTTGGAGCTATGCCACTCAGTGTATTGACCCCACAGACGGCAAGCTCAAAGTACTGAACTTGAAGAAAAAATTGTGGGAACAGATTATGACCACAGCAGAAGACCTTGGTGATCCTACAGATGTTTCAGTTGGGTGGGACCTATGCTTTAAACGAGTCAAGACCGGCCCACTACCTTATAATGTAGAGTATCAGCTTCAGCCTCTCAAATGTAAAATTCGCCCTCTGACAGAAGCAGAGACCGCTTTAGTAGTAGACCTTAAGTCTATGGATGAGGTTATGCCACGACCTACAGCAGATGCACAAAAAGAGCTGCTTGATCGTTTACGTAGCACTCCTGCCGGTGAGATTGATGAAACTTTGGAAGATGAGTTTAAAATCGGATGATACTATTTACCGCAGACTGGCATATAAAACTGGGGCAGAAGAATGTACCAGTTGCCTGGGCGCGTAATAGATATAAATCTTTCTTTGACCAAGTTAGGCTTATTGAGTCAAGGCCTGATTTACATTTACATATTATAGGTGGGGATATTTTTGATAGACTACCTACTATGGAAGAACTGGAATTGTACTTCTCGTTTATTCGAGGAGTACAAATTCCTACTATTATCTATGACGGTAACCATGAAGCCACAAAAAAGAATAAAACTTTTTTCACTCAGTTAAAAGAGGCTAGTAAATATGTTAATCCTCTTATTACTATAATAGATACCTCATATACAGACTCTCAGTTTAAGTTTAATATACTTCCTTATGCAGACCTGCATAAAGATAATAGTATTGAGCTATTTGATATGTCTATGCCCCTTTTTACTCATGTAAGGGCTGAAATACCCCCACACGTAAAGCCAGAAATAGAACTTAGTAGACTTGAAAAGTTCCCTATAGTTTTTTCGGGCGACCTACACTCCCATAGTAATACCCAAAAAAATATAGTATACCCTGGTAGTCCTATGACTACCTCCTTTCATAGAAATAAAGTAGAGACGGGTTACCTACTAATTGATGAGTCTACTTGGCAGTGGAAGTGGGAGGCCTTTGAGCTGCCTCAGCTACTTAGGAAAACAGTAACTTCCGTAGATGAAATGATCGCAAGCACATATGATCATACCATATATGAGCTGGAAGGAGATATTCAGAATCTTGCCGGAGTTAAAAATTCGGAGCTATTAGATAAAAAAGTAATAAAAAGAAGTAATGAAGCTAGTTTAGTAATAGATAAAGACATGACTATAGCAGAAGAGCTTTCAGAGTATCTACTCTATATACTAGAGATACCAGAAGAAAATATATCAACTATTTTAGGAACATTCAATGATTACTCTCAAAAAGCTCAGATGGAGTAACTGCTTTAGTTATGGGGCAGATAATGAAATTGACCTAGACGATAGCACTGTAACTCAAATAGTAGGCACTAACGGTATGGGGAAATCTTCCATACCGTTAATTATTGAGGAAGCTCTATATAATAAGAACTCTAAAGGAATAAAAAAGGCAGATATTCCAAATAGATATATAAATAGTGGGTATGATATTTACTTATCTTTTACAGTAGATAGTACACTATATGAAATAACTATAACTCGTAGAGGCACTATAAAAGTAAGATTAGAGCAAGATGGGCTAGATATTTCAAGTCATACGGCTACAGATACTTATAAAAATATTCAAGCCATAATAGGTGTTGACTTCAAAACTTTTTCACAGTTAGTATACCAGAATACTAACAGTAGTTTACAGTTTCTGACTGCAACAGATACAAATAGAAAAAAGTTTTTAATTGATTTATTACACCTAGAAGAGTATGTAAAATTATTTGAAGTATTCAAAGAAGTGGCAAAAGAGTCTACTTATCGTATTAACAGTATTAATGCTCAGGTAAATACTATTGAAAAATGGTTGAAAGATAATATTTTAGCCGATACATACATACTGCCACTGATTGAATTAGAAATAAATACGGAAGAAGATGAGAAGTTATTACGTCTAAGTACAGTAGAACTTCAAAATATTTCCGAAATAAATAAAAAAATTATAAGTAATAATCAGTATAAAAAAATGCTAGATGATATAGATATTAGCAGTACTTACCCAATAAGTGCCACAGAAATTTTATCGTATGACCATTTACAGGGTGAGGCTGGGAGTCTTGCAGCTACTATTAAAAACTGTAATACTTTATTAGCAAAACTACTACAGCTTGAAGATCACTGCCCTACTTGTGAGCAGGCTATTGATACCAGTTTTAAGTCAGAGTTAATTAAAATTGAACAAGAAACTATTAAGGCAGCTAAAGATAAATTAGCTAACGAGATTAACCCAGAAATTACAAAAATTAGGAAGAATAATAGTGACTTCCAGCATAAAGTAGCTATAGAAAAAGAGTGGACAGACTTGTATAAGTCTATTGACTATTCCATGGACGAGAAGCCCATAGACAGAGTAGAGCTTGATACTAGAATAGAAGATATTCGCAGTCGAATAGCGAAAGCAAAAGAAACACTGGATGCTACCACAAAAGAGAATGAAAAAAGAATCAGGAAAAATACTAGGATTCAGGTAATTCAGGAGCAGACAGAGAAGTTTCAGGAAGAGCTAACAAGTACTCTAGACTCTTTAAGTAAAGAACAGGCAGTAAATATAAACTTAGAAATACTAAAAAAAGCATTTAGCACTAATGGCCTATTAGCTTATAAGATAGAAAATCTCGTAAAAGAATTAGAGGCTTTAGTAAATACCTACTTATCTGAGCTATCAGATGGTAGATTTACATTAGCTTTTGTAGTTTCTAATGATAAGTTAAATGTTGAAGTTACCGATGATGGTAATAATATTGATATTCTTGCCCTTAGCTCTGGCGAACTTGCAAGAGTAAATACAGCTACTTTGATAGCTATTCGTAAGTTAATGAGTAGTATTTCAAAGTCCAAATTAAATATACTTTTCTTAGACGAAGTAATCAATGTTCTAGATGAAGTAGGCAGGGAAAAACTTATAGAAGTGCTCCTAGGTGAAGAAGATTTAAATACTTATATTGTAAGTCACGCATGGACACACCCACTACTCAATAAAATAGAAATAGTAAAGAAAGGAAATATAAGCGGGTTAGAGAAATAATATGGTAGATTCAAGGGCAAAAGGGGCTAGAGGAGAGTATTTAATTAGAGATATGCTAAGGGACTTTACAAAGCTACGCTTTGAAAGAGTTCCTATGTCCGGAGCGCTAGAGTACCTAAAAGGAGACTTATATGTCCCGAATGAGAGAAATAGATTCTGTATAGAAGTGAAAAACTACTCAGAATCTCCTTTAAGCGATAAAATGTTTACTCAAGAAAAGACTAATAACATAATACTTTGGTGGAATAAACTAAATTTTCAAGCTAAAAATGGTAATCAAGAGCCTTTATTATTTTTTAAATATAATAGGTCAAAGGTGTTTGTAGTAACTAGCTTAAAGCCTGAGCATTGCTTAAAATATTTCTTTATCTCTTGGTTAAATTGTTATATAATACTCGCTGAAGATTGGTTACAAAGCGAAAAAATAGAGTTTATAAATCATGGTATTTAATTTCAAAGATAAGCTAGTAAAAACAGATACTACTTTAGTAGTAGACGCCTTAAACTTAGCATTTAGATGGAAGCATCAAGGTCGTACAGACTTTTGTGCAGACTATATAAGTACTGTAAATTCTTTTGCTCAGTCTTACAACTGTAATCGTATAATTATTACAGCAGACTGGGGATCATCTACGTATAGAAAGACAATTTTTCCAGACTATAAGCAGAATAGAAAAGATAAGTTTGAGGATCAAACAGTAGAAGAAAAAGAGGCTTTTGAGGCTTTCTTTCAAGAATATGAAAATACTCTTGAAGAGTTGGCTAAGTGGTACCCAGTACTTAGGTTCAAAGGTGTAGAGGCAGACGATATAGCAGCACATATAGTAAAGGATAAAAATTTGTACTGCTTAGGTACTATTTGGCTAATATCAAGTGACCGAGACTGGGACTTACTTATAGAAGAGAATGTTAGTAGATTTTCTTATATAAACAGAAAGGAAGTAAAAATGGATAATTGGGACGAGCACTATAACGTGTCCATAGAAGAATACATTTCTTTTAAATGTTTGACAGGAGATAAAGGGGACAATGTTCCAGGTATTCCAGGTATTGGCCCAAAGAGAGCCACTGATCTAATAAAAGAATATGGAAGTGCTCTAGACATATATGATATTTTACCACTTAAATCCAGCTATAAGTATATCCAGAGTTTAAACGAAAACGCAGAACAGTTGTTAGTAAACTATCAACTGATGGATTTAATAACATATTGCGATGAAGCAATAGGGTCTGACAATATTTCAGAAATAAAGGATAAGTTACTAAATGAAGTTAAATTATAGACGAGATAATTATCTTTCAGAGTTCAGTATAAAAACAATGAAAGATAGATACATGGTTGCAGAGGAGACTTCCCCTCAAGAGGCATTTGCTAGAGCCTCTAAAGCATTTGCAGATGATGAAGAACACGCCCAGAGATTGTATGACTATGCAAGTAAACTATGGTTCATGTTCTCAACCCCAATTCTTAGTAATGGAGGTACAACACGTGGATTACCTATTAGTTGTTTTCTTAACTATGTGGATGATAGCAGAAGCGGTCTTACCGATCACTATACTGAGAATGCTTTCCTTTCATCAGTGGGTGGAGGTATTGGAGGAAGCTGGAGCGGGGTTCGGAGTGTCGGCTCTAAAACGAGCAATGGCTCCGAAAGTACAGGAGTAATTCCATTTCTAAAAGTAGTAGATGCTGAAATGTTAGCATTCTCACAAGGCATTACACGTCGTGGTAGTTATGCTGGTTATTTGGATATTTCACATCCAGAGATCGAAGAATTTTTAGACATTAGAAAACCTACTGGAGGTGATATAAACCGTAAGTCTACAAATCTTCACCACGGTGTTGTAATTGGCGATGATTTTATGCATCTTATCGAGAATGCTACACGAAGCCCAGGTTTTGACGATTCTTGGGATTTAATTGACCCTCATAACGGTAAGGTTACAAAAACAGTTGCCGCTAAAGCACTATGGGTAAAATTAATTCAGAATCGTGTCGAGACTGGCGAACCTTATATAATGTTTAAAGACACGGTCCAGGAAGCACTTCCACAGTACCAAAAAGACTTAGGGTTGACTATTCATCACTCTAACCTATGCTCCGAAATTACCCTGCCTACAAGCATAGATCGAACTGCTGTATGCTGCCTTTCTAGTGTAAATTTGGAAGAATATGATGAGTGGAAAGATGACACTAATTTTATCCCTGATCTCGTACGTATGCTAGACAACGTACTAGACTATTTTATTAGGACAGCTCCAGATGAACTTAAGAAAGCAAAAACTAGTGCATACCTTGAAAGAAGTATTGGCCTTGGCGCGATGGGGTTCCACGCATATTTACAACGTCATAATACACCATTTCAAAGTGCTCTTGCAAAAAGTAGAAACATGCAAATGTTTAAACATATTAAACAGGAAGCCGTACGCGCTACAAGACTCTTGGCGAAAGAGCGTGGTGAATGCCCAGACGGTGTTGGTTATGGTATTCGTAATGCTCATTTATTGGCTATTGCTCCTAATGCTAGCAGTAGTATCATTTGTGGTAATACTAGCCCAAGTATTGAACCTTACCGAGCTAATGCTTTTGTACAAAAAACTAAGACAGGTAGTAGCCTCCTTAAAAATGAATACTTAGAACATACTCTTGACGAAATAGGCATGAATACAGATGAGATATGGAAAAGTATAATTACAAATAATGGCTCTGTGCAACACTTAGATTTTCTAGATGAGTGGACAAAAGACGTCTTTAAAACAGCAGTAGAAATTGATCAGCGTTGGTTAATTGATTTCGCTTCAGATCGTCAAAAAGAAATCTGCCAGAGTCAGTCCTTAAATTTATTTTTTCCTGCGAATGTAACTAAGCAAGAGCTTCATGCAGTACACATGATGGCTTGGAAAAGAAAAGTAAAAACTTTATATTATCTAAGAAGTGCTGCAATGAAGAGGGCTGAGACTGTATCAGATGAAGCCCTTAGACAGTACATTTTCGATTCAATTTCAGAAGAAGGCGCGTGCCTTGCTTGCGAGGGTTAAGAATGAGTTTACTAGAAGAACGTAATTATTATAAGCCTTTCAATTATGCTTGGGCTTTTGAACACTATAAAAGTCAGCAGCATATGCACTGGATGCCAGAAGAAGTTAATTTAGCGGATGACTTAAAAGATTATAGAGAGAAACTCTCTCCACAAAATCGTGCTTTGATAAATAATATCTTTAGATTTTTTACACAGGCAGATGTGGACGTGTGTTGTGGATATGCAACACATTATTTACCTACTTTTAAACAGCCTGAAGTACGTATGATGTTAGCTGCCTTTGCTTCCATGGAGGCAGTACACCAAGAGGCATACTCTTTGCTACTGGAGACACTAGGATTTGGTGATGAGGAGTACCAGAAGTTTGCAGAACATAAGGAAATGTTAGATAAGCATGAGTACTTGAGTAACTTTGGTATGGGGTCTAAAGTAGATATTGCTAAGACTTTAGCTATATACTCTGGATTTACAGAAGGGGTGCAGTTATTTAGTAGTTTTGCGATTTTACTTAACTTTCCTCGCCATAACTTAATGAAAGGTATGGGACAGATTATTACTTGGTCTGTGCGAGATGAGAGCCTGCACGTTGAAGGAATGAGTCAGCTATTTCGTACATTTATTCAAGAAAACCCAGAGATATGGACAGATAGTTTAAAGTATGAAATCTACTGTGCTGCTGAAAGAACTGTAGCACTAGAAGATTCCTTTATTGATCTTTGCTTCAATAATGCGGATGTTCCCGGCTTGGAAGCCTCTGAAGTTAAGGAATATATCAGATATATTGCGGATAGACGCCTGCTTGGATTAGGAATGAAAAAGATATTTCATAGTGATAAAAATCCTCTAGACTGGTTGGACTATATGTTAAATGGCGTGGAACACGCTAACTTCTTCGAGAATAGAGCTACTGAGTATTCTCGATCCAGTACAACAGGAAATTGGAAAGACATTTTCAAGTAAACAAAAAACCCGCTTTATGCGGGTTTTTTATTTCATTTTAATTTGATGAAGGTTTTACCGGCCATTTGATACTATAGGGAAATCCGTTTCGTGCAGGAACATCTCGTAATGATTGCCTATAAATATTCCAGATTTGTTTATTAACTGGAGAATCTTCTAGTTGAGTCCAATCACTTTGTGTAAGTAACTTATCACGCTTATTGCGTATATTACTTGATGCAATATCTTCTGAAAGTTCTTCAATGCTCCATACTTCTTCCCATTCGGAATTATTAAATGCCGGGGTATTTCTAACTAACTTATGTGTCAAATTATCATAATCTGGAGCTGTTGTTTCTTTAACTGGAAATATTCCATATTCTTTTAGCAGGTCGTTAGATAATACCTTTGGCAAAGATATATAAGAATATTCTTTTCTAAAGGTTCCTAAATTATAAGGATATTTTATATCATTATTTTTTATTCTTAAGTACATTATATTATGCTCCTATATTATATTCAAATACTATATCAGCTGCTCCCATTACGTACATCTTCGTACCATCAGGTTTGAAGAAAAGTGCGTAAGGATTACTTTCTTGTGCAGCTACGGAAAACAATTGTGAATAAACAGCACTGCTGACGTCCCATGCAACAGACAAGTCGTATTCATTGACATCGTCACCAGTGCTCCCCGTTACGTACATCTTCGTACCATCAGGTTTGAAAAAAAGTGCAGTAGGATTTGTTTCTTGTGCAGCTACGGAAAACACCTGTGAATAAACAGCACTACTAACATCCCAAGCAACAGATAAGTCGTATTCATTTACATCGTCACCAGTGCTCCCCATTACGTACATCTTCGTACCATCAGGTTTGAAAAAAAGTGCAGTAGGACTTACTTCTTGTGCAGCTACGGAAAACACCTGAGAGTACACTGCTGTAGTTATATCCCAAGCAACGGACAAATCATATTCATTTACATCGTCACCAATGTTTCCCATTACGTACATTTTAGTACCATCAGGTTTGAAGAAAAGTGATTGAGGATTTGTTTCTTGTGCAGATATAGAAAACGACTGAGAGTACCCCGCGTACACAGCTGTAGTTAAATCCCAGTCGATAGATAAGTCATATTCATAAACCCTTCTGCTAGAGCTTCCAAGTACGTATATCTTTGTGCCGTCAGGTTTAAAGAAGAGAGCGTAAGGAAGTGACTCTACACCACCCACATATAGATAATTGTAGTAACGTATATTCCACGGAATAGATAACTGGTACTCAAATAATCTACTTGTATATCCACCAACATACATCTTACTTCCATCTGGTTTAAAGAAAATCCCCCGGGTACTAGCACCAGTCTCATATGGCGTGACACTATTAGAAATGCTATTAGGGCTAATACTCCACGGAGTCGATAGATTATATTCCCTTATGGTTTCTTGACCCCCAAAAATATAATAGCTTGCCACATACATTTTTGTACCGTCAGGTTTAAAGAAAAGACCATAAAAATATTCATTGCTTGAATTACCTATGTAACTAGATGTGATTAAAGTAGTAGTCGAAATATCCCAAGAAGTAGATAATGTATACTCTTCTATGTATACGGAAGTACCTGCAGCTAAAGATAATAATCTATACATTTTAGTTCCATCAGACTTAAAGTATATAAGACATGTATCTACATCTGCTGGAGTAGTAGCAAATTCAGTTGTTATATATGTTGCTGAAGATAAACCATAAGCTACTGATAATTGATAATGATGTATTCCAGTTTTTCCCCCAATATATAGATTTAATCCGTCATTGCTAAAATACAGAGACGTTGGGGAATATTCCTGCGATGAAGTAAACAGCACAGACCTTGAAGCACTTATAATAGTGCTAGTATCCCAAGCAACAGATAAATCATACGCGTATACTCCGGGTATGCTATATCGAGAAATAATAAAAATCTTAGTTCCTGTTGCGTTAAAATGAATACCTTCAATATAGTCAGCGAGGCTATTCATAATTATCCCACTACCGGTAGTGGCACTACCTAAAATTTCAGTATGAGAAGTACTTCCCATAGACCAAGCAACAGGCAAATCGTATTCGTAAACAGAGTCATTGATAGTTCCCACTACATACATCTTCGTCCCATCAGGTTTGAAGAAAAGACCTTGAGGGTTACTTTCTTGAAGAACTACAGAAAACGCCTGTGAATAAACAGCACTACTAACATCCCAAGGAATAGATAAATCATACGCACATACAGCTTTATTAGAGGCTCCCATTACGTACATCTTTGTACCGTCATCTTTAAAGAAAAGTGCGTAAGGAGTACTTTCTTGTGCAGCTACGGAAAACACCTGTGAATAGACAGCACTACTAACATCCCAAGGAATAGATAAATTGTATTCATTTACATCGTCGCCAGTGAGTCCCATTACGTACATCTTCGTACCATCAGGTTTGAAGAAAAGTGCATAAGGATTACTTTCTTGTGAACCTACATAAAACAATTGTGAATAAACAGCACTACTGACATCCCAAGGAATAGCTAAATCATATTCATTCACATCATCCCCGCTGTATCCCATCACATACATCTTTGTACCGTCATCTTTAAAGAAAAGTGCAGCAGGATTTATTTCTTGTGCAGCTATAGAGAACAATTGTAAATAGACTGCACTACTAACATCCCAAGCAACAGACAAGTCGTATTCATTTACATCGTCGCCAGTGGTTCCTATTACGTACATCTTTGTGCCATCAGGTTTGAAGAAAAGAGCATAAGGATTTGATTCTTGTGAACCTACATAAAACCGCTGGGAATATACAGGCCGATCGGCTAGATAAATTGTACCAGGCGTATAAAGTTCAAACGCATATAATCTTGCAGCAATACTTGTCCCAGAAGATATTGCATATATTTTAGTTTCATCTGACGAAAGAAAAATGCCCTTTAAATAGTTAGTTGATATATAAACACCATATTTAGAAAAATACACAGCCGTACTGACATCCCATGCAACGGATAAGTCATATTCATAAATGTAATTAGTGAAACCACATATAAACATTTTAGTACCGGCGGAATTAAAATGAATTCCGTATGGACTTGTCTCTTCTGAAGCTACGGAAAACACCTGTGAATAGACAGCACTACTGACATCCCAAGCAACAGATAAGTCGTATTCATTGACATCATCACCAGTGATTCCCATTACGTACATCTTCGTACCATCAGGTTTGAAGAAAAGTGCGTAAGGATTTATTTCTTGTGCAGCTACGGAAAACACTTGTGAATAAAAAGCACTACTGACATCCCAAGGAATAGATAAATTGTATTCATTCACATCGTCACCAGTGCTCCCCATTACGTACATCTTCGTACCATCAGGTTTGAAAAAAAGTGCAGTAGGATTTGTTTCTTGTGAACCTACATAAAAGAAATTTCCAGTATATACAAGAGTTAATATATCCCAAGGTACAACTAGATCATATTCATGAACATAATCGACATTTCTTTCAACTACATACATTTTAGTTCCATCGGCTTTGAAAAATAATCCATGCATATCACCTCCCGGGTGCCAAGGTGCAATACTATCTGTATCAACAGAAGCACCTGGTATACTAGCGTAGGATACATCCCATGCACCAACCGGTGCTACATCTCCAGCAACGTTACCTGCTGCAGCCTGTAAAGCTTTATTTAACATTATTCATAACTCCCAACATATGCTCCATATAAGGTTGATCCTGTTTTCCAAAATACTAAAGTATCAGCTGCAGTAAGAGTAGGTGCTAAATTACCCGTTGATGTTACCCAAGTTATTGTTGGGTACCCTATAGTATAGGAAGCTCCACCTGTTAACATTAATACTATAGCATGTCCGGAACTAAGGGATTCTGTGAATGTTGTATTCTCGCTGATAGCCTTTATTTGCAGGGACCCATTTGCTGGGTCTAAGTCAACACCTGTTAAAGTATAAACAACTTCTGGTGAATAATATCCAGGCTTTCCATCTAATTGGCTTTGAATGTCGCTTGTAACGTTATCAAGATTATTAATGACATCAGCTGAATCAGCTATATCTCTGGATTTACTCATGATAAATTTTCTCCTTTGTTATTCTTATACTATTTATATACCTTTCGAAAATTTGGGCCATACAATATTAAAAGGATCTTCTTGTTTTGTAATGTCTCTTAATTCTTGCATATAGGTATCAATTAATATTATGTCATCTGTTAAAGGCAATTCTAATCGAACTTCGCTTAAATATCGTTGGATTTTCCAATCAAGTTCCCCAATTAATTGATCTCGTATGACCCTAATAGATTTCCATCGCATTTCTAAAACTTCTTCTTTTTCTGCATCAGTCATTTCTAACAAGACCCATTCAGCTCCAGTCCATTCTACTTTTTCAAAACGAGATGGTTTTGGTTTTTCCTGGGTTATTTTAACATATCCAGCGGATATAATTTCATCTTCAGTAAAAGTTGCGTTGTCTGTTTTAGTACTTCCGTCTGCTAACCTAATTCTATGGGGAAGATTTTGAACCGGAGTTTGACTGTTGTGTGAGTAAAACATATTAATATCCTCAAGGTGTTAGTTTGAATTCTAGTACTGGACGAATATTCGAACTGGCAGATGGAAACGTATCTACATTAATGGTGTATGTGCCGGCACTATCTGTTCTACTATAATACAAGTTACCTGCGCCGATACGATTCGTGCCTGTGGCACTATACGAAGTAGGAACTTGTCCCCACGCTGCTACAATTGCTAATCCACCAAGTGCTGACCATACAAATGGAGTATCAAATATAATTTCTTTATATGATGCTCCAGTAAAGGATTGATCTTGTTGGGGGGATACTATAGTATAACCAGTATTTCCAGGATTTGCAGTTGCACTGAATGCGCCGTTTTTCATACCTATAGCATAATTAGGATAGGGTTGAAATGTTGGTGGGTTATCTACAAAATATCTCAACCCGTATATAGTTGTGTCCGAAGATCCAAGTATAGCTTCCATTTCAGCTAATGTATATGAAAAAGCAACTATAAATCTACGATAATAATTGTTCATCATATTGGGAATATTTGTGCCGTTGAAACCAGTACTTGTAATTATAGGATCTGTCCAATCTACTACAGGCACATCGGCATCAGTTACAGTGATAGTTGTAGTTGTATCTAATATATCACCACTAGTTGATACTGATCTCAGCGAAACGGAAAATTCTTCGCCCTCCTCAACTCCATCTGCGACAAGAGATTTAACAAAAGAACCACTACCATCTGTAACTGAAAAACTACCTGATAATGCTGAATCAGAAAAATCATCAGTGCTCATAGTGCCGGTAACATCATTAATTGTATAATATAAAGTTCCAGTAAAATTTCCAGATACACTAACACTAAATGTTATATCATTACCTTCAGTGACATTGGTAGTGCTAGGAGTAATAGTTCCACTAAGGGGTTTTGGCCAGTTTGCTGAATGGTTAAACTGATCATATAAATCATGAATACCATTAGCCTCAGAATCACTGATGGTTTTTAATGAGCCAATAAAACCTGAATTTCTTCTCATATATCTTCATTAACTCCAGCTTATAACAATAAGTATTCCAGCCCACCCAGTAGTAATAGAACCAGCTGATATATTACCAGAAAAGGTGTTAGATATTATTGGGTCTGTTCGGTATACCGAATGATATTCACTCGATCCAATATCTTCAGTATACATCAATGTCCAAGTATTGCCATCTGTAGCAGTAAATGATGGAGCTAGAGTAGAATTTGATGTAACTGCCATAATAATTCCAACACTATAAACACTTGGTATTAAAGGAACATAAAACGTCTCTGGGCTTGAAGTTGAATCATTGAAACTTTCAACACCCTCTACGCTGAATGAAGTAGGTTCGTCTATAGCTATTAGAGTTATTGACCAACCTCCATCTGCACCACCCTCAATATCAGTAGTACAAGCAACATCTATACTACCACTAGCATTTAATTGTATTATTCCGATTGCTGCGCCATTATACCGGGATATAGCCTGTTTGTGAATTGTTACAGGCTCAGAATTTAATGTGATTCCAGTACACCAATCAATAGGATTTGGGATCCTAACATCAGTTCCATCTCTAATACCTGTAATAATTATAAAATGTCTATTTCCGGAAACAGCCGGAACTGAAGGAAAATTTGCTGACCAGGTAGATGTGCCCAATGTTGTACTATTATTGCTTACAGTATCTTCATAAGCAATAATAGGCAATACAGCCGTAGCTCCTTTTACCTGCACAGACATTTGGTTGCCTATCCCACCATCACTCAAGCGGGCACTCAGTTTACCAATGTAACTATCATTATATTGATAATTAAAAGCCATTATTAACTGATCTCTTCATAAGAACAAATAGCGCTGAGATCCAAATTAGAACTTGCTTCAAGAACTATAGAATCATTTTCTTCTAAATATATAGAAGTGTCTTTTGATATTAGAACTAATGTCGCATCGGCAGGTACACTAATTGTAAATGCGAGATAAAACGAAGTTGATCCATTTTTTAATACACTTGCGGTTATATCAGCTGGATTAGTTCCATCAATATTAGAAATAAGCACTGAATTTATTTTTAAAACCTTACCAGAAGAGGCAGTATTTTCTATTATTGCTGTTGCTGAAGTTGTTACAGCAAGACCAACAGTTTTGCCGTAGATATTTGTTACATTAACTATATTTGGATTTGCCATATTTTTTTTCCTTACCCGAACACTATTGCCATTGCTATAGCTTTACCGGTGGATATTCCACCGGAACTACTTGTAAAGCTAAGATTACCTGCACCATCAGTTGTAAGTACCTGTCCGGGAGTTCCATCGGATACATCTAATTCCAAGACTCCAACAGAGTTAGCAGTAGCTCTTAATGTTATACCATCCGCTGAGTACGTATGTATGGTTAATATATCACCCGAGGCTACACCTGTTCCTAAAACAATTGATGTTCCATCAGTTGCGCCATAATCGGAGTCATCCAGCAATACACCATTCAAATACACATGAAAAAAACTAGAATTGTATGATAATATATTAGTATTATCATCTTCACCGGTAAAGGTTGTTTGTTCTGATGTTGCTGTATACGTGAATGTATTTAATACTAATTCTGAACCACTACCAGCAACAGTTGTAAAGCTAAGAGTACCTGCGCCATCAGTTGTAAGTACTTGTCCAGAAGTTCCATCGGATACATCTAGTTCAAATATTCCAACAGAGTTTTCAGTTAATGAACCACCCCCGCCACCACCAATTTCTACAACACTTTCTGTACCATCGTCTTTTTTGATGAATACCTTGCCATCGTAAGTATTGATGGCAAGTTCGCCCAGCTCTAACTGTCCTGTAGACGGAATATTGCTGGGAGTTGCCGAGCGTTTTAATTTAATAGTTTGTGCCATTTGGCTACTCCATAAATTAGCGTATATACGCTGAAGTTAAAAAATTATTAGAATGTGCCTCCATCTACAGATTCCCATAGAAGGGTAGTACCGTCACTAACTAATACTTGACCTGCAGTACCTTTTGTTAGTTTAGATAGAGTATTTGTAGCGCTAGCATAGAGTAAATCACCAGTGGCATAAGTAGTTTGGCCAGTTCCACCTTTAATTGCGGATATGGCTGTAGCACTCCAAGTACCTGTAGTAATAGTACCAAGAGTTGTAATACTACCCTGTCCTACATAAGTAGAGGCAATATCTATAGCATCTGCATCTGCAGTAATTCTATCTGTAGTGCCAATTACATTTAATACGCCTGTACTATAAGTTAATCCAGTACCTGCGATAGTTGATTTTAGTTGTAGAGCATCTGTAACAATCTCAATACCGCCACTTCCAGCAACATTAACTATAAATTCTGAACCAGTTAAAGTTAATCCAGCACCTGCAATATATGTTCCAGCTCCAGAAAACTGAGACCAAATAATTGTATCAGTACCTATAGTGGTTATATTTTCCGTCTGCACCCATCCAGTATCATTGTTAATTGTACCATTACTTATGAATACAAAGTCACCGCCAGCGTAGTCAGCGGGACTATCTCCATCCAGTGCACGAGTAATAGTTGTGCTATTAGTGTATACATAAATGCCATTATGTATAGGATCTACCTCGTCTTTGACGAGAACTCTACGACCCACAACGGCTACAGAGACGCCATCAATTGTAGTAAATGATCCAGTTGTTACTAATGTAGCACCAACACCAGCAGTTCCATTACTATAAGTGACTGTGCCTCCTGTTGTTGAGGCCAATGTAGCAGTAGTTGCTACATAAACAGAATTATGTACATTCAAGCCTTGTGCAACACTATCTACGTATAACTTATTGGCTGCGTCTGTATCAGTTATAGGTGTACCCACTCCTGAAATAAGTGCACCATTTACAGTAATTACATTGCTTCCACTTGGATTAAGAGACAGGTCTCCTGTAGAGGAAATTTCATTACCATTAATATTAATATTATCAATAGTTAACTCTGTAAGTCCCGCTAAAGAAGTAGAAGTTCCCCCCAGTGATAAGAGAGTAGAACCAATTGTTAAAGAAGAATTTGCAAGTTTAGCATTTGAAATAGCACCATCTACAATAGAAAAGGCGCCAGCACTATAAGTTATAGGAGGGCTTGCACTAAATAATGCGCGAATATCAGAGTCGGATAAGCCGTTAAAAGTAATAGTATCATTAGTTATAGCAGTAGTAAGATTTGTACCTCCAATAAAGCTGAGAGTACCTCCAGTACTAAATTCATCCGTTGAGCTACCATTACTAATAGTGAAGGTACTGGCTGGGGGAGGCCCCCAAGCTAATTGGTTTATTCCATCAGTTTTTAGTACATAGCCATTTGTTCCAGCAGTCTGAGGCCAAAGCTGCCCATCTAAAAGTATTGAACCTGTTCCATTTGGAGTAATATTAAGATTTCCATTAATATCTGTAGAGGAAATCTCATTACCATTAATAGTAATATTATCTACATTCCAAATATCAATTTTATTACCGGAATCCATAATAACAGCAGAACTAGCAGTTAAAGTTCCAGCAGTATGGTCTAGCAGGTCAGTAAAGAACTTACCGCCAACAGCATCTATATCACCGCTCGTCCCGCCTGGACGCCCAATAAATAACTTATCACTATTTGAGGAATAAGCTAATTCTCCATTTTCTAATGTACTAGGAGATGCGGTTGTAGTACTCCTTTTAATTTTTAAAGTTTGAGTCATAATTAGTTACTTTAGATAAGCTTAAAAAGCTCCTGCGTCTATTAAGTCAGAGTCACCTGTAGCATCGCCTAGTATTATAGGTACCCACTCAAATGTGGTGGGACTCGTCTCTCTATAGACATTAAATTGTTCTGTTTCTGTATTATACCAAGTATCACCTTCTTCTATATTGGCCCCAGAAGGGGTAGTGCTGGAACGAAAAGATTGATCAGCAAGCTGCTCTATTGCTTCTTGTAAGGTTACTGCAGTAATAGGCCCATAGGGCTCTACTGTAATATTTTCAGCAGGAAATACAAGGCCTGTTCTTGTTACAAAAGTAGTATAAGCTTCTACTACAATTACAGAATTATTAGGAGTTACCTCCGTAACATAAGGGGATATAGAAATACTTATAGACATTAGCGAGTTACTTCTTGAGTAATATTAACTGAGCCTTCTAAAAGCCTAGTAACATTTACATCGCTTGGAGTATAAAGCTCTAAGTCATAGTAGTATAGTCCAGAAGGGATTCCTACAGTCTCAGAGTTTGAAAGTTCCATTATAATAATACCATTATCAGGAGTCGGTATAGTACATGTAAATGTAGCTGCTACACTAGTCGAAGTTTTTTTACTTCGCAACTGAGCGCGAGCGGCCCATCCAGTTAGATCTTTTACCACTCCACCCTCATTCAAAGTTAATTGAACTGCAAAGTCAGACCCCTGGTCGATAGTTAAGTTGTAAGTAGCAGCAGTCATTGAATTTATCTCCTATGGTGAAATTATAGCAAAGTACAGATTTTTAGTCAAGATTTATTTTTAGGATGTCTTCACTGTTTGCCATAGTACTAAGCCTTTTAAAGCATCCTTCTCATCTAGTTGCATAATCATGCTTTTTTTCCATGAATCAATTTGTTCAGAAGTAAGAGTTTCTACTGCCCAAGAAATTATTTGTTCATCGCTCACATTTTGAATATCAATGAACCCTATTAAATTATCTGTATTTAAAGTACACTGTACATTTCTTGTACCCGATACTTCTCCACGAGTAAATTTAGCTAATAAAAATACTCTTGTAATAACATTTTTATTTTCTTGTATTACCGGAGTAATAAATACTTTATCTACCGACCAAGTTACTGAAATATTGCTTATATCCATTAATTTCTCCTATTAATCATTATCTATTAAACCATAAGGACCTGAAAAGTTTATTACTCCCTGTCCAAATTGATTATATACACTTATATAAAAAGTCTCTGCCCCTGCACCATCATTAGTGCCTTCATCAATAATATCGTCATATGGAGTAATATCAAAAGACCCACTACTACCATTAAAATAGAAAGTACCAGAATCCGAGGAAAAGTCTGCGCTTGTAGTACCACTATGAGCAATCTCCCAAGAATATGTGCCTGTAATCGCGGTTCCAGAAGTTACACTTACTGTAAATGTTACCGATCCAACCCCTTCTGAAGCATTACCAGAAGAAGGGCTAATACTATAAGAAGCTATAGATACGTCTCCTACATATACATAACCTGAACTTGCTACTATAGAGCCTGAAGTACTACCTGTTCTTAGTTCTAGATAGAATGACTCTGTTCCTTCAGTAGAAGAATCTAATCTAAGTGTTCGAGACACTGATGCGCTTCCTCCTGATACAGTCACCGAGCCAGCATTAATAAAATCAGAAAAATCAACAGCACTTACATTCCCTGCAGTAGTCCAATAGAGTGGGGTGCCGTCTTCTACGTAAGAAGTAGAAATAGAGAAACTCACAGAACTTCCTTCACTTACAGAAGAACTACTCTCAGAGATAGAATATATTGGAGCAGGAGCAACATTATAAACATAAAGAGTAGTTGTGTCCCTTACAGTTCCTGAGGTACTATCTGTTCTCAAACTTACTGTAAAATTTTCTGTACCTTCATAATAATTTATATCTGAAAGTGCGGTTATAGAAAAATTCCCCGCATTACTATTAATAATAAAGGAACCACTATCAGTTGTTATGTCACTCCCAGGATCTATCAAACTCCAGTATAGCGTGGTACCATTCGGAACCGAAGTCGTAGTAACATATAAAGTAACAGAAGATCCTTCATACACATAATAATTTATAGAATTAAATGAATAAGTAGTTGGTACTGCAGAAGCACCATAAAAGTTACTAATACTAATTAGCCCAGAAGTAGGAACATTTGGTGCAGTAGCTCCTGCAGATACATAAAGACCACTTTTATAATACTCAGACAGAGATATTGGATTACTGCCTCCAAACTCTGTCTGAATATCTGCTAAAGATATTGGCCCACTACTTGGAAGTGTCACGTTTTAATTCCTCTATCTCTGCTTTTAGGTCTTTGATTGCTTCTACAAGTAATCCTACTAAAGAGCCATAATTTAATCCTAAATACTCTCCTTCATTCACTGCTTCTGGTAATACTTTTTGTACGTCCTGAGCAATTAATCCTGTCTGGCGAATATTTAAATCGGTTCTATCAAACGTATACCCAGTTAAAGAAACTACTTTGTCAAGAGCGTTCGGAATTACTTCGAGATTCTCTTTTAGCCTTGCATCTGAGTAAGCGGTAACGTTTCCTGCTGCTACTACGTTTCCGGAAGTATCAACATAAAACTTTTCAGAAGAACCACCCGCCCCAGCCGCTATTAACCTAGTAGAGCTAGATAAATATACCCAAGAATCGGAGGATGCAGTGCTCCAAGTACCCTCCGAGTCATAGAAAAAATAAGCTGAAGGAGAGGTTCTTGAAGCTGCAGCCAAGCCGCTAGAGGTACTACCACTAGTTGCTTCACTTACAGCGGTTACAGCTATGCAAGTATCAGAATCTGAAGTAATAAATAGTCCGGTAGTGTCATACGCGCTTCCATTTACTTCAATGCCGTCTGTAGCAAACCCAAACTCATGGTCAGTATTTTGTGCATTTGTACCACTTTTTATCGTATTAACTTCAAGAGTATTTGTTATTATTGATCCGCCATCAATAAAGGTAGTATCTACGCCGTCCACGTTAGTGCCGTTCGCAAGATTCGTAAAAGTTACAAGGCCATCGAAGTTCATCCAAGTAAATACGCTACTTATAGTTGGTGAATAAGACCCATTATAGCTATTTTCTTGAAAAACAACTTTTACTGCCCAATATTTATTTTCCCCAGTATCGTCACCGCTCAAAGCTGAGGGGTTAAACGTAGTACTCCATCCGCTTGCGCTAATACTAGCTGTTTGAGTACTAAAATTATAACTAACTTGTGCCGTAGTTGGCGCAGTAGGTGCAGAATCCTGGGCAGTATTATAGAAAAAATATACCTGAGCATTTCTAGGGCCTGTGTCTCCATCAACACCATCAGCTCCATCGGCTCCTGCAGCTCCAGCAGCTCCATCTTTAATAAACGGTATAGTTATGGTAGATGTAGCTTGTTTATTGGTATTAGTAGGGTCATTAGCTTCGCGTACTTCCACAGTAAATACTAAATCAGTAGTAGTAAATGTACTTACTTTATCAAGAGTCTTAGTATATATATTAGGTGCAGTAGTAGCAGGAGAAAATACTGTTTCTGCAATTTGACTAATCTGAGCATTATCAAATCCTTGGCCTGTAATTCTAAACTCTGGATTTGTAAACAATAAAGAACTTGCAGTTAATACTATATTATCATATGTAGTTGTAAGTGATGACGTTGCATCAAAGTTAAGTAAACTTGGGGTAGTTTGTAGAACTACAGAGAGTCCAGAATTATTCAAGTCAGGATTAATTACTAAATTAACAGGATAGTACTCAAAAGTTCCATTATTATTACGAACTTGGGCAATAATAGCATCATCATTCATATCGTATGTAAATAAAGATTTAGCGTGGGCTACTCCAGCAATACTAGTAGTAAAGCTTCTATCAATACGTAAGTCGGTATTTGATGCAATATATACAACTATTGCAGCTTTATCTGTTCCAAATTTAATAATATCTCCAACTACATACTGCGTAGTAAAAGATGTACCAATACCTACAACTTTCAATGCTCCAGAAGCTACAGACACTGTACCAGATTGAGTACTAAAATTAGTGCTTGGAGCTTGATTTCCAATTCCTGTATCATATAGGTACCGTAGGCCTAGAATTGGGTCATCATAGTATTTTACTAGTTTCAATGGGTCGCTTGGGTCAGAAGAGTCTATAAAAATATAACTAGCAGCTAGTTGACGAATTTCGGCACTTGAAAGCGCGCTATAATTTATTGAAGGAATATCTGAGCAATCCTGAATATATGTATTTACAAGCTCAGAATTATAGGTATTAATTAATGTAGGGTTACCTGCGGGAGAAAAAGCATAATTAGCAGAATTTAATGAAAATATACCCTCTGCTGTTACAAATGCCGTAGTAGAGATTACTCCGCCCAAAGGTATTCCTCTATACCTAGATATGGATTGTAGGGGAATATTCTCAATTGTAAAACTACTTTTAGTAGTAGTAGATAGCTTTCCTTGAGTACTGATAGTTCTTATACCAATAGTATGCGTACCAATAGGAAGATTAAGGCCTGGTACACTTGTTTGTGCCTTACTCAGTTTCAGTGGATTTGGGTAAGCTTCAAAGTTATGAATTAACTCATACTCTGCTATATCAGGGTATATCTGCCCATTTACGAGGGGAGTATCCCAATATACGGTAGCGTCATTAAGTAAATTACCTGAATCTAAATCATTTACAACAACATATACAGCTGGAGGGGCAGGAACTTCATCCCCCGCTTTAGCAATAGGATAGACAGGATCTTGTATAGCTAATACAAACTCTAAGTCTACTGCATCATACTTTTCATTATAATGTTCTACTCCTGTAATACTATAGGTGTTTTTAGACTCTTCTGAAATAGCAAGAATCTTATACATTTTTTTAGAGCCTATAACTTCATAGCTATCTACTAGTTCTTTAAGTGCCCAAATAGTCTGAATACTAGGAGCCGACGAAAAAGCAGAAGATACAGTTAAAGAAGATATTCCAGTACCCGCAGCTGTAGATACTGCTTTCGACTCTACGCGAGTATGGGGCTTCCATACGGTTGCTACAAGAGCTCCGCTATCATCAACTAAATTACTAGCTTCCTCCTTTGTAAATGTACCAGTAATTAAATTCCCTCTTACATAATTTACTGAATTAATGGTTGCTGAAGTTTGTGCTAAGAAAGTACCGGGCTCTTCTATAAGAACACTCAACTCATATGTTGAGCCAACATTTAATTCGATTGCTCTATCAAGAGGAATAGTAGTAGAAGTTAAAGTACCAGTTGAAGAAATTCTACCACTATATTGTATATTAGTATGATAACGATTAGAATCCTGTACATTTATAATATCGCCTGGCGCAAGGAATGCAGCATTAATTGCAGTCTTAAAACTAACTATTTCTGTCTGATTTCTAGCAGTCCATAGCTTCCATCGGCCATAACGAATTGCTTGTCCTTCACTGGTAGCACCAAAGGCTGCTGCTTCCTCAGAAATAATTTTACCCGTAGATATAATATTCTCTCTGTCTTCTACAATTATATTTTCTAACCTATAATTGCTGTCTGGGTTATTCCAAGTCACGACTATCTGATTAGACCTAGTCTTACTACCAGTACTTTCATAGGTAAATTGTCCTTCAATAATATTACCAGCGGTAAAATTATAGATAGGATCGGAAGCTTGATCTACAATAGGCACCATCTGACCATCTAGCCAGTATAGCATACCTCGAAATACTGTAGCTAAATCTTTTAATACTTTATAAGCGTCAGTACTTTTAGTAAGATATACATTTGTAGTAAATCTAGGCTCTACTGTAGAATCTGTTCCATAGGGTACTAATTCATCACAATACCTAGCAATTCTGTACAGTGCATATTTATCTATGTCTACAGCATCTAACCAAGTACCAAGACCATAACGATTATTTGTCAGCATATCATAAAATACCCAGGCCGGGTTATTTGTATAAACTCTTTTTGACCTAAAATTTCCATCCCAGTCCTGGTAAGAAGCCTCTATAGACCCCGTTGAGACGTTACGCGTGTAGGTAGCTTGCCCAGTACTAGATTCATCTCTAGTAACATAGTTACTTGGTACTTGTACTTTCATACCCTTACAGTGGTAGGTGCGAGAAGGTACTCCAGAAAAATTTCTGGAGTTTACCATAGTCTTAGCCATTGCTGTATAGGGGTAAGATAAGGGTTCTTTTATAATACTATTAAGACTAGTAATACTTGAACTACTAGCGGTTGTGTAATTAGGATTAGTAGTATTAGTATTCCAGTTATACGCCTTATCCTCATAAGTAGTACGAGTTACAGTAACTCTAAAGTCATCAAAAGGCTTATAATCTTGTAAATTAATAATTTCTTCAAATAAGACAGAACTATTA